GCGGTGCTGCGCCGCCCGGTGCTGCACCAGAAACAGCGGCTTCTTCGCCGCCTTCCATTCCTTCAGGTGGTATTCCTGCAGCATCAATTGCAGCCATATCTTCTGCTGCGCCAGCACTTGTAACACCTGCCGAACGCATTTCAGCAGCAGCGCCAGGTCCTTTTCCAATTTCTTCAAGGTTCTCTTCACGCCATAATGTTTGATTTTCTGTAATCTCTTCTTGAGTAAGACCTAAGAAACGCTTTAAAGCAAAGCGTTTGCTTATAAACGGTACTGTAACTACGCTACTAAATGCGTTCATACGTACTCCGTCCATTTCTGCTTGGCGGTATGCAGCAAAGTTTTGTGGAGGATTAAACTTAACGTCGAAGATGCCGGGATCTACGTTAATTCCCATATTGAATAGATAGGCTTTAAACTCAGAATTGAATACTTCATTTAACAAACCTTGTAAACGTTCGCAATATTTGTTAAACCTTAATTCTTGGATGTATGCTGTGCCGACTCGTCCATCATTGAACGAACTTCCTCCGTCGTCAGGACCAGTGGGCAAATAGCTAGAAGGAATGCGCAAAGCACGAAACAGCTTATTAGTAAAGTAACGAAGATCATCAATCTCTCCTAAGTTTGTTCCGCCAGGTAGTAGTTCTACCTTAGAACCGCGGCCTTCTGATGTCTGTGGGAAGAAATAGTCTTCATTAATAGACAACGGATTGTATGATGCGTCTATAACGCTGGTCCCACCGCCCGTTAACGATGGTATTCTACGCTGGTTGACTTCGTTTTTTACACGCTCAACAAAGCCCATAGCAAGGTGACTTGGCATATTACCAACATCGATATAAAAAACGCGGCGCTCAGGGGCTCTCTGAACACGATAGATGATAATGGCATCTTCTAACAGCTCCTTTTGTTTGTAGACTTTGAAGATTGACTCTAACAAGCTGTTACCAAATGGGAAGTTATTATCTAACCCTTCGCTTAACGACAAATGGATCACATGCTTTGCATCGATTGCAAACTGATTTTGATTCATTTGGAACCGGCCGCCTGCACTTTGTGGTACAGAACCTACCATACCGCGTTGCTGTGCGCCACCTACCATATAGTTTGTGCCGCCGGGTGTTCCAGTTACGTTACTAGGATTGATTTGTGTTACTGTTAAATTCTGTAGATTTAAGTTTAAATCGCGAATAATATACTGCTCTGGTACCTTACCGTCGCTTTCATTAACGATAATTTTGTCAACTTTAGACGGGTCAATGTACATCCATTGTTGGGTTTCAGGGTCACGAACAAAGAAACAGTCGCCATACTTAAATGCGTTACGAACAAGTTTAAAAATTCTGTTAGTAAATTTGTTTAACTTAGACCACTGTTGCAGATATTTACGTAATACCTTAACTTCTGTTTGTGTTGCCTGTTCTTTAAAGAATAATTGAAACGGAGTTCCGTTTTCTTCATTCATTTGTGTGCAGAACTCAGCAAGAATATCAAGAGCAGCGTTAACTTCGCTGTCACTATCCATAGTATCATACTGTTGATAGCGTTCTAAACGATTGGGGTGCCCTGAATATACGTCAGGTAGATAAGAACTGTAATTGGTTCTTGTAGGATTTGCCCGACTATTGCCGCTGCCACTGATAGGACTCATTGTTCCTTCTGTGTTTACTGGGGTAAAATACTTTTTCCAAGACATTGTATGTGTTTAATCCTTACGATCTTCTGAACAAGTTGCCATTTGATGCGATTAAGTTCGCAGTTCTTTGAGCCGCTTCCGCAGTATCTTTGTTTATTGTAATTAATTGTGCAAGTTGCTTATTTAATAAGTCTCCGCTTGCTTCTGAACTAGACTGGCCTGATCTTGCAGCCCCAGCAGGGGTAAGGACTGGCTGTGTTCCAAGTTCTGGTTTCTTTTGTTGTGCTTTGGATACTTCTGCTTTTGTGTCAGCAGCAGCTTTTTCTGCAGCAGCTTTTTCATCAGCTCTTTGTTTTGCAACTGATGTGTTGTAATCTTCTGCAAGCTTCTTGAGGTCGGGCTCGCTTTGTGCTTCTTTAACTTTATCTTTGATATCTGCAGGAACATCGCCTTCTTTACTTTGTCCTGTCATTATGCTGTATGCCCAATCTCTAATTAATTGAGTTTGATCAGGAGCAGGCGGTTGACCTGCAACTACTCTTTTTGCATTATTAACTTCTTCCGTAGACGGGCCTTTGAACATTTTTGCAGCCTGTTCTCGAGCTGCTTTTTCTCCTATTCCAGGAGTAGCATTTTGTATAAAGGCTTTTCTTTTTATTTCGTTTTGTTCTGCTTCAGCAATAGTTTTCTTTGCTTCTGCAAGCTCTTTTTTAGCTCTCTCGGCTTCTACAGCTTGTTTTTCGTACTTTTCTTGGTCCGATACTTCGCCTGTGTCACTACCTTTCATAAAATCAGGAAGCAATGAATACAGCATTGACTTAATTGCATCCCAAGCGGCTTTTAGTAGAAACTTAAACCCGCTAACAACTACAGGTCCGATATCTTCTTCCCATAGTTTTTTAATTCTTGGACCGGTCCATGCCTTAATATCTTCCCAAAAAGCCATCATAGCTTTTTTGAATCCTTCCCAACTGTCTATCTTTGAGAAAGTTCCTACCCATTTTGTAATCCACCCGCTGAATAATTCTACCTGAGGCTGAATGAACTTTGCAAACTTTAGCATAATGTCCTGCAACGGACCAGTCATCTGCATAATCGGACCAATAAACGGGCCTGCAAGAGTGTCAATAATATTGTTAATGAGGTTCCCAAACGATCTTAGATTTTGTTGTTGGGCTCCTAGTTCACCAGCTTGAGTTTTACCCAAACTTGCATTCTTTTCATTGATTTCTTTTACTATCTTTTGATATTCTTCTTCGTTCTTAACGCCTTTTAACTTTGTTGCAAGATTAGTAAGTTCAGCAGATAGTAACTGTTTACCGTTCATTGAGTACATCTGTGCAATACCGCCGACTTGATTTTGCATTGTTTGAACGTTCTTTACCATGCCTATGGTGTTGTTCATTACTTCTTTATCGTATTTTTCGCCGCCTTTTTTTGCTGACTTTGCTAAAGAGTCGATAAGTTCAACACTTGCACCTTGTGTTGTTACAAACATTCTCTTTCCAGCTTCATTTATTGGTGTTGAGATTCCTGTTCTAATTGCGAGTTTTACAGCATCAACTCCATCTTTTCCCATTGTCGCAGACGCAGTAACCAATGCTTTATTAATACGATCTATTTCCTCCGGATCTGTAACTCCGGCAATAAAGTTTGCCCAGTTTGCTTCTTCAGCTGCCTCTTTTACTTCTTTTTCTATCTGGTCTTTTCGCTTACCTGTAATTTCAGACAGATTTTGCATCTGAAGTCCTAATTCAAGAACTCCTTTACTAATTACATTTTGATCTTGAAGTTCTTTTTTACCTAAACTTCCTTGAGTAGCAAGATAAGTCTCAGTTAAACTTGTTGCTTCTTCAAACTTAAAACCCATGCCTGCAAGAGATCTAAAAACCTTACTACCTGGACCAGTTACGGTTGCAAGAGCATTTGATAGTACATTAGCACCTTTTTCTGTATCTGCTCCAGCAGTTGCCATTAAGGAACCGTTTCTGCTTAACGCACTTGCAAACTCGTCAACGGACATATTTGCAGCTTGCGCTCTCATACGAAGTTCCGTTAAACTTCCTCCAAAAGTTACACCAACCTGAGAAATCTTTTTATATCCCTCATAACTTTCTTCCATTCTTTGCATCACAAACTTAATCGGTCCTGCAAGACTGCCTAACAGTCCGCCAACAATTGGTATTTGTTCAGCAAACTTGCCCATAAATCCAACCATGTCAGATAGTTGCATCTTACCTTGTGCTGCAACTGCGGCAAATTCTCCTAACACACCTGCCATATTGCTTACTGTACTAACTAGGCCAGAAAAGATACCGCCTAAACCTTTTAGAACCTTGCTTGTAAAATCAAGAGATGCACTTAATACGC